GGGGACGTAACGCCGAAGTGTGCGCGGACCACTTCGGTGTAGCGCGTGCCGCCGCGCGCGTCGCGCTCGAGCAGGCGCTGAATCTGAAATGCCTGGCGAATCTGATTGATCGTGGCCGCGGTCGCCGACGACAGATCGGCGTAGAGGTTCGAAGGAAGGACGAGATTGGCGGCAGTGAATGCGCCGCTTGCAGTGGCACCCTGACCAGCTGCGTTGGTACCGAGCGGAGCGGCGGTGTTGATAGCCGCGCCCGTGGATGAAAGCCGGAACTTAATCGGATCGGCGCCAGAAGTAATCAGGTCGGCGCTCGACGTACGAATGGTGGCCTGCCCACCGAGGGGCAGCTGTACGGAGTCACCTTTCTGCACCCAAGGGAGGCAGGAGGTGAAGTAGTCGTGCCGCTTACCGCGGCGTTTGCCCACGAAGTCCGTCGTGGGGTCGGGACCGTCGTCGGTGGTGAACGGAACAGGGTCCTGGAGATTCTGGTCCCGGAACCATTCGTTCCAGATGAGGTTGTAAGCGCGGAAGGGCAGCGCGTTGACTGACAGCGGGCCGACCGAAGGCGGAATGCCCATGTAGTCGGCCAGAGACCCCGGCGACCAGCCGGGCGCGCCGACGGTCACCTGAGGAATGGCGTAGTCCGTGGACGCGCCGGGATTGGTCTGTTCGCCGCAGAATTTCTGCCAGTTGTCCCAGAGCAAACGATTGGGGACGAAGAAGAAGAAGGACTCCAGATACATGTTATCCATGATCGGAACGATGGGAGTCGCGAGCCGCGCGAACATGGTGGCCTTGAGGTTGAAGGAGTCTCCGGGCAGGACCTCCTCAACGTAGATCGGAACCAGAAAGCCAGAGTCGAACGTGGTCTTGTAGGCAGATTCGACCTTGAAGCCCGAACGCGGAATATCCGCACGCGGCACCATGGAGAACTGGTGGACGCTGACTGACTGGTTCCGATGCATGGTTTACCCCTTGATGACTAGATCTTTGCCGACCGCCACTTGCGACGGTCGGCAGGTGTCGAATTCGCCGGTCTGGTCGTCGTATTCCCCGAGGGTGAACAAGTCGTAATCCTCGGGGTGACGCGCCAGCGCGTTGTTCGGGTCCTGACGATTGATTTCGTCCGAGAAAGAGCGAAGAGCAGCGCCGACCGACGGCGCAAAGAAAGGCTGACCGAAGCAGTCCAGTGCCCGATCCCGAATAGCGAAGACCTTATAACGCTGTGCCATCTGATAACTCCCGATAGTTGTTTAACCGCCGAGTGGCGGTGTATTCACGGACCGCGAGGCGGTCCGGCGTTGTATCGGGGGACGATTGGGCTTTTGCAATAGCAGCTTCGCGGAGCTGGTCGTAAGAATCGGGATCGAGTTCGGAGAGAATGTGTTTAAAGCGATCCGGTATCCGGAATCGCTGGTTCTGAGAGAAGCAAGCGCCGTGTGTGAACACTTCGGCGAAGTACCGCCGAATCCAGGCATCCCCGATGCCTGGACGAAGAGACATGCGCCCGTAGGGCTTAGGTAGCTCAACGAGCTCGCCGGTGTAGACATTGACCCTTTCAGGCGCTTGCGAGGGCTTGAGGACGTAGCCGGCGCAGTATCGGGCGGATTGGGCCGTGACGGTCCCGAGTTCGGAGAGGCCGAGTCCCCACAGTTTTTCGAGAGTGGGAGACCGGAACACTGGATGATCACGGCGCACGCTGAACTGATAAGCGTCAGGCAGAGCAAGACCAAAGAGCAGAGCGTGATAGTGCGGACGCTGCGTGGTTTCCCCGTATTCGCCGCACATGAGGTATCGGAACTGCCCGAGAGAACGTCGGACCCGTTTGGCAAACAGTTGCCAGTGTCGGTGGACGAGAGCGCCGTGAGCAGGGATGTGTTCCGGCGCATACGTGAGCGTGAGAAACCAATTGTCCCGGTGTAGGGCTGCTTCAGCCAAGCAGCGGAAGGACCACATTTTTTGTCGGGAGACCCGGCAGCCGATGCACTGGCCGCAGGGGATTTCGATTTCCCGATGGTTGCGTAGCTCACGGAATTGGACGGCACCGCCGTCCAGGGGCTTCCAGCAAGTGATAGGCCGGAAGCAGGCCATTCACAGGCGAATGCCGCCGCGCATCGGAGCAGCGCGGACGTTGGGAGCCTTGGTGCGAGTGGTTTTGTTGCGGAAGGTCCGGGCGGACGAGCGCTTGTTCACGGAGAAACGGCGCATAACACACCTCGCGAGTGGAGTGGTAGGGATAAGCTGTAGATATCCTGTGGATAACCTGTGGATAAGTCAACGGTTCGTCGCAAATAAGCGCTTGACACGTTGTTTTTTGAACCCTCACACTCCTTTTCACCGGCTCTGTGAGCCGCCGCCCCCAAGGCTGGGCGGCTCACACAGAGCCGGATATATAAGACGCCTTCCGCGTCTTTTTTTGTATTCGGGGGGACACCCCCCGGACCCCCCGGAGAGGTGACTGGTGTCACCTAGCACAGATAGCAACAAGGGAGCATCTGTGCGCCTGCCAGAGGCAGAGAGAGTTAGGAGGGGGTGACCACGTGGGTCCACAGGACGCGACGAGCGCCTTGGAGGCGCTCGCGTCCTGATGGACTACGTGGACACCCCGGAGAGAGGCCGCGCGTTAGGGGCGCTTGTGGTTTGCCTGGAGTGAAGTGGATAGACCGGCAGAGAACGCGCCCCAATGGCGCGGCCTGATCCAGAGGGGAGGCTCATGGAGTGAGCCAGAGAAGAATTTAAGAAGGTTTTGCGAGAGCAAGAGAAGGGGGGCCGAAGCCCCCCTTTTTCATCCCCCCGTTTTTGACTCCGGAGCAGGGTCCGGTGAAGGAGTAGGGGCTAAGCCCCAGTCTCGGAGTTGCCCGAGGTTTCGAGAGTCCTCGCAGAAGTCCATGAACGCCTGCGGATCGTTGTCGAATTGAGACCTGATCCGGGCGGGAACTGCGAGGAAGGCCGCTTCCGCGGCCTTGACGGCTTCTACAGCCGTCCGATAGTCGTCGACGCCTTCGAAGTCCCCGTAGGTGGGGAGGCGGGTCGACTGGGGAAGGCGTCCGGTGACGCCGAAGTTGCGCACGATCGTATTGATGTCGGCTTCCGCCGCCTGCGATTGAATCGCCCTGGACGGATCGGCGCAGATGAGTTGAACGCGGTTGCGGGTACGCATGGTTTATTTCCCGATGAGATGCTTGATGACAGAGCCAATGCGGCCCCAAGGGCCGGTGATGTCCCAGAACTGAGCGTCCGCTTCCGCGGCCTTGATGCCATGCGTAGCGGCTTGCTCGATAGCAGAGCGGTATTGTTTTTCGATTTCCGCAAGAACCGGCGCGAACTTGGTGCGGATTTCTTGCTGAGAGAGTTGTTCCTGAGTAATCGCGGTTGTGAGCTTTGCGGTGGCCGCTTCGTGAACGGCCTTTTCCGCAGCCGCTTTAATTTGCTGAGTGGAGGCGTCGTAGCGTTCCGCAGCTGCTGCACTAGGCCCGCGAACCTCGCCGAAGTCGCCGAGGGTTTTTTTCGCGTTCTGGTATTCGGGCGATGCCTGGAGGATCAGGTTGTCCATTTCCTGACGTTGACCCTCGCCGATGGTTTTATTGGTCTGGGCGTTGGCCAGTTCGAACGCCTGATTTTGAGATTTGACCTGGGCGTTGAGCAGACGCGCCTGTTGAACGGCGCTTGACCCCTTGAGCATGCCTTCCCCGATATCGGGGAAATCCGGCTGCGGAGGCGAGCCGGGAGATTGAGAGACCGCCAGCATGGGATTGAGACCCGCTTTTTTCAGGTCGTTGACCATCCAGCGGTAGCGGTGTTTTTGGGAGTACTCGGCATAGTCCGCAGCGGACTTGCCCGAGAAGTAAGAGCCGATGCCGCCAATCGCGGCACCGGCAATTGTCCCGATAGGCCCGGCGAAGGAGCCGAGAGCCGCACCGGTTGCCGCACCGGATGCCGCCTCGCCGGCCATTAGAAGTGATCCACGAGACCCGGAACGCTGTACATGGGCAGCGGACGAGCCACTTTATTGTGGAAGAAGCAGTCGAGCACGAATTGCTGCCCGGTCTGGTCGGTGGTCGCGATGATGCGATCCACCGGGGGATTTTCTTCGATGAAGGTCGAGTTCAGAGTCGGCAGAGCGCCGAAGTCTTGCGCGAGATGCCAGATGTCCAGCGGCTGCGCGTAACTAGAGCGCAGGTAAGAGGTGATCAGCGAGGGCTTGTAGCGGTATTCGGCCCAACGCTCTTGATAGCCAAAGACCTGATCGTCGGCCGCCGTGCCCTGCGCGTAGATTTCCTTATTCAGGACGGCCTGTTCGCCGAGCATGGCGAACACCGGCCAGTAGAAGTCGAAACGCGTGGTCCGAGACCACATGCGATTGATGCCCTGCTGATAGTTGAGATCGGCCCGGACCGAGATCAGACCGATGATGTAACCATGCTCGGTGAAAGACTGAGTGAAACCGTGACCATGGGCCGTCGCGGTACCGAAGGCCGCGAGATTGCCCTGGGGCGTCAGCGTATCGCTGGGTGCGGTCTGGGCGACCGGCTGGATGTGAATCGGCGTCATGCCGCCGCCGAGATATTCCGGGCGCTGGAGTCGTGCGTCCGGGGACGTAACGCCGAAGTGTGCGCGGACCACTTCGGTGTAGCGCGTGCCGCCGCGCGCGTCGCGCTCGAGCAGGCGCTGAATCTGAAATGCCTGGCGAATCTGATTGATCGTGGCCGCGG